TTCCATATATGTGTGATTCACCACAACCATCGGGATATCCTTCAGCGTAAGGTGAGGTGTCACCATACGGAACAGGGATTTGATTTGCTTCGCACGAGTCATGTCCGCAGCAGACTTCTGCTCAATCGCATCTTCAACTTCTTTCTTCGAAGCAAGATTACCGATTGAGTCAATCAGAATCATCACGCGATCGCCACGCTCAATGTTAGTCAACTGATTCATGATGTCAAACTTTAACTGTTCAACATCAGTGATAGGAGTGTGAACAACACGTTCCTTATCGATACCGAAATTCTCGAAATAAGATTGCGGAGTACCAAACTCAGAATCGTAGAAAAGAATTACAGCATCAGGGTACTTGTCCTGATATGCTTTTGCCATGATTAAACTGAAGGCAGTCTTGAAATGCTTACTCGGACCAGCCCACATTGTGAGACCAGGAGTAAAGCCACCATCAAGAGAACCTGACAGTGCAACATTGACCGCAGGGATCATTGTTTGAATCATATCTTTCTCTTCGAAGAAGATGGATCGAGAAAGAACAGCAGTATCTTTAATTGTTGAATTTTTCTTGAGTTTATCTAGTAGGCTCATTTGTATTCTCCGTATTTGGATATGTTAATTGTATAGTATTTTATGCAAAAAAGCAATCTAGTGTGTCGATTTTTTCTGTTTGCCAATTGATGGTAGAAAGAATAATGTCAAGTGGTTCAAGAAATGACTTTTCAAACTGTAAATCATAGTCAATATATTGCTCAGCATCCAGTTGTTTCGGTAAACCAGATAAGAACGCAAGAGTATTGTTATTAAACATGTTTGGCTGCTTCAAGTAAATAAACTTGATCTTCTCACCCTCTTGTATCAATTGATAACGTTTTGTTAAATTTAATTCGCGCAAGGAATGATTGTATACAAGCGCACCCTTGACATGAATCGGTGTTCCTTTCTTGAAAATATTAACCTTGTCTTCATATTCTCCCAAGCCATTCACACTTCGAGGAAATGCTATATCTTCAACAGGCAAGTTTTTAAACTCTTTGCGGAATTTTTCAATAAACTTGTGCAAGTCATCCTGCGTTTTATTCATGATAATGTCAATTGCTTCTTTAATCTTTACGCGACAGGCAGAAGGAGTTGAAGATCTAATCGCTGATATGCCCATCATTTTTAGTTTTGGTTTTGTGTATGCGACACCTTCACTATCATAAACATTCAAGATATAGTTCTTTTTCGCAACCCAAATCGCTTTATCAGCAAGAGACTCGCGCTTCATCTCCATGCGCTGTTGATAAGCATTAACATACTGCCGCAGTTCTTCATAAGACTCATCAATATATGGCTGAATCTTTTCTTCGCAGATCTTGTTCATGAAGCGAATGACTTTCTTCGAGTCACTTGTATCTGGAAAAAACTTTTGTACAATAGGTCCAAGGTTTAGATAAATTGAATCTGTGTCTGAAGCAATTACATAATCCTCGTTGCCAGTTTTCAACAAGATATTCATATACTTGTTAATCTTCTGCTCAATCCAACGAATAGACAACTGACCTGCTGTAGTAATACCCTCGGCGATGCGAATATCAAAGAAGCGGAAGTATTGATTGCCTAGCGCACCGTAAGCGGAATTCAGAGTAACCTTCTTCGCCAACTGCAGATTATTATATCGTGCAACTTGCTTCTCGAGATACTGAACCTGATTCTTATCCTCAAGAACAGTTTCGATTTTCTTTTTAGCCTCAAGTGCCAACTTCTTATAACGTGTACGATCTTTGTACATACTATCCATAATCTCAGGCAACACACCTTGTTGTTTTGTGCTGAACAACTGACCATTCGGAGTCAGAGTTGCATCGAAGTCTTTTAGTGGTGATGTATCGATGCGCTGATTGAGCAAAGTATCAACTTCAATCTTACGATTGCCAATAAACTGCCGCATCTCATCAGTATACTTCGCTGGCTCTATAAGAGTTTCCATCGAAAGATTATACTGCATAATCAAGTGCGGATACAGACTGTTCAAGTCAAACGATGCAACCCACTGATGCATGCCAAGAATGGGATCTTTAACATACGCACCTTCGTATGCTGTTTTCTTATCACCGCGCTTCATCTGCGGGATAACAATATTTTTCTTCTTTAGATAATTGTAAACAATTGCGTCCCACATACGGACTTGAGTGAACACATCGTCGTAGTTGACTTTGTTATCGTACGCAAGAGTCAAAGCCAACTCAATCAACTTCATCTTGTCTTCGAGTTTTTCAACAAGTTCAACGTCGCGAATATTATACTCGATAAACTTTTGATAATCGTGTTTGTAGAGTTGGTGTAGACTTTCGAACTCAGAGTAATCTAATTTCTTTTCGCCAATTTCAACATGAGCAATGTTATCTAGACGATACGACTCTTGCTGCGAATAAGTAAACTTGCGATAAAGTTCTAGATAGTCGAGCGTAGAAACACCTACAACATCATAGATGATGTGCTCGCGATTCATAAAATATGCTTCGCGCTTGTCTATATAATTCCACGGCGACAACTTCTTTGCTTCTTGTTCACCAAATAATTTGGTGATACGATTTACAAGATAAGGAATATCGAAGGTCTTGATATTCCAACCTGAAACTACATCGGGGTGAAATCTTGCCCAGAAGTCGAGGAATCTTCGTACAAGGTCTGATTCGTCGCGGCACTTTGCATAGTGCACATCGTCACGATGCTTGATATAATCGCCGCAACCAAACACAAAATAATTACCTTTGAGTTTAATAGTGATGGCTGTGATTTCTTCGATCGCATCTTTTGGCTCGGGAAATCCATTTTCTGATCCGACCTCGATGTCAATATAGGCAATGCTAACCTTATTAATATCCCAGAGTATATCGTCACCAAAAGTATCGGCAATATAAGAATACTCGTAACGATTATTACCATACACAGGAAAATTATCGACACTTTCATACCTCTTAAGAAAATCACGGCACTCTGGAATAGTTCCTGGCTGTATAGGTTTTACAGAGTTACCATCCAGAGTTTTGATATTAGTTTGCTCTTGACTCAGCAAATAAAATGTGGGGTGATATTCGATCTTGCGTCGAACACGTCTGTCGTTCTCTACACCTCTGAAGAGTATATACTTCCCAGAGACGCAGATGTTAGTATAGAAATCGGACATATCACCCTGTAATTAATTGCTTCGGAGGAACAACTATTCCTGTGCCAAAGATATTATTATAACCGTTTTTCACTTCGTCAGCAACTTCTGCAATTACAAGAATATGATTCTTGTTAATTGTGAATGGAGGATTACTTGCCTGCATCCAAGGCATAAAGCCAAGCACTGGTGCTCCATCTTTTCCGCGCTGAAGAACGCAAGCAACAGGATTTGTGAATGTAATTTGACTGTCACTGTCCTCTTCGATTTCTACAATTAATTCCTCGCCATTTACGAGTTTGATTGCTTTGATGTTCGCCATTTTCCTTTTTCCTCTTGTAATTGTCAAATAATCCTTTTTGTTTAATGTTTTGTGGAGTTCCGTTTTTATAATAAACGTCACTCAACATAGTCCAAGTATCTTTGCCGACCTTGAGACTCCATCCATTAAAATCTTTTATTTCGATATTCTTCAAAAGAAGAAAATCACGAAATTCTGCTAGTGAGTGCATTATTCTTCACTACTATTGGTTTCCGCAGACTGTCGCTTCAATTTAAAATTGACATGATTAGCATGCGCAGAAATAAATTGACGTTTCAGTAAACCGCGACTGTGTTCATTACCCGTCCAGCCATATGTTTGCCCCATGGCAAGCATGCGCTTGTATTGACGCGGAAGTTTAGCATTAAAAAAATCACTACGATTAGCCATCATATACTCCTATTTAAGTTTTTCTAATTCCTTAATTTCGTTTTTTAAATCTACTGTCAACCTATCATAAAACCTTTTAGCAGCCATTATGGTTTCTGGTGTTGCATTGTTATGATGAATACCGCGATCGGCTGCATGATCAGATTGAGTCAATCTGCGTTTAATTTGCGTTTTTCTTTTTATAAAAGTATCTGTGAGTGGGGATAAATTTAAATGACAGATAGCCAATCTTCGAGTCAAGAGATTCATGTCCCAAAAATGTCTACCAACGCCATATACAGAAGTTGCCAAATAATCTACTGAGTAATTATGAATGCTTCTCATCCAACGAGCATTAAGAATTACTTTCTCGGGTTTAATGTTATTAAACAGTTCTATGCTTTTTCCTTTGTGCGGATGAGGAAAATCATTCATATAGTGAACGCCATGGTGGCGCTGTTCCAATATCGGAACATTAGGATTTGGCTCAACATTCTCTAATTCAGGCAAGTCATTCATCAAATGGCACGGAATTAAAAGTTGAGTATTTTGGCTATAGGAATCTAAAAATTTTAAGTTGCCTATCAAAAATTCAGTTGCGTTTAAAGTTGTAATCCAACTTCCAGGAAATTCGTTTAGAAGATCTTTCTCTATCTTAATTAACAACACATCCCATAGAAAATTACTAATTTCATGTTGTGTGACTTTGTAGTATCTCCAATGAGGAACGTGTTTCTTATACAACTCATAGGTGTTATCAGATTCATCGCCCCAACCAAAATCTACCACAACTCCGAAATCGAATTTCTTTGCTGTGTGTGGGAACCACCACTGTAATAGATAATGTTCTGTATCAGTGCTTAATACTGCGATCTTCATACATACCTCTGGTTAAAACTTCTTCGCATTTATTCCAAAACATTTGTTCTTGACCTGGTAATCTGATTTGGAAATTATGCCAGAACAACTCACCATGTTCTTCATTTCCATAGGTTGTTCCCATGCCATACACTGGCATACCATCACCTAATTCCCAATATGGTGGTTGGTCTTTTTCCCAATCATATCTTAAAGGCGCGCGATCATATCGAAGCGGCAGGATTTTTTTAACTGGAATGCCAGTTGCTTCTGCCGCCCAAGTATATTCTTCTAGAACATCTGATCGATCAGTCTCTAGTGCACTCGGTGCACCAATTTTTACATAAGTTTCTCTGCTGATAGCAGAAGCAGAAGGAGCAGCAAATACATGCTTGTTATTGTTTAAGTGATTAGTTCTTTGAGCATTTCCGATTAAATTTCCGTTAAGTGCTTCTCGTGCATAAAGTTCAAGTGAATCTGGACTTAATGGAATACAATCAATGTCTAGAATTATGATAACATCATGATTCAATTTTTGTTCTATGTTTTCTTCTTTTAGAACACCTGCTTTGACTCCATTCATTTTCCAGAAGTAATCCAGAAAAACGCCATGTTTCATATTGGCTTTAAATTGATAGAATGGGTATTTTTGTGTGTTAAGTTTAGTTACAACTTCTCGATGCATCTCTACAGTCTTTCTATGGATATTATCCATAAAAAGAGATACAATACAAGCATTTATTTTTTCCATGGTAACACTCCGCTATAACGATTCAACATTGCAGCATTGCCTCCTAAAAAGAATTCTTTTCGAACAGAAATGCCTGTGCTTCCAACTCTATATTTTACTGTATAATCGCCGTTGGTGTCAAACTTCAATTTATTATTTTCGTGCATTAAAATTGCAGTCAATGCACGATCAACTTCCATTACATCAGGTTCTCTTGCTTGACGATACCAAATCGGTGCTAATTGAATTGCTAATTCTCGTTTAACAAAAAAACAATTAACATCGACAAAGTGATCATTTAAAACAGACTTCCATTTTCCCAGATTTTCGCAATCATCATTACAAATAAAATTGCCTTCAGTATCAATAATCTGACGCAGAGAATATGCCCAATCTAATTTATTTTCTTTAACAACATTAACAAGACTTTCTAGATGATTCGGCGTAAACTCATTGTCGTCATCTAACCAGCAGATGTAATCGCAATCAGCAAGCAATGTAAATGCACCATAGATACGATGCCCATTGAATCGATTAGCGCCACTAGCATATGGAAGAACTATGAGATGTTCTTTAGATGGATTAGGGAACTCTACTGCCTTTAAAATTGGATCAGCATCTTGCCATTTATTTTTACCATCAACTACGACAATGTGCTCATAGTTTTTGTAGGTTTGATTGCGCACTGACTCAATACAATTTGCGAGGCGATCGCCACCAGTTGTTGCTGTTATAATTGTAATTTTCACATTTCACCACTTCTTTTCTTTACAAATTCAATCAATTCAGGATCATTCATTTGCTCTTTATATGGAGCATACAAAGCACGGTTTCGTTTCTCTGCCAACTCAGAAACTTCGCTTACATAATATGTAGCCAAACTGCGACGAGAAACGTTCTCTGGACAAACTATTTTTTCTGGCAGACCATGCCAAGAATTTTGTGTAGTGTCAAACAAAATTGCTCTATTGAATTTGTTTTCTACTTTCGTTACACATTCCTTTGGCTGGTTTGTTTCTTCATTATGGCTCCATAATTCCAAACCACCACCCCAAGAAGAATCCCAGTCAGGAGTCATGTAAACGATTAGATTATAGTTTCTCATGAGTTTCAATTTGGGATGAATTGAATAGTCTTTATGAATATTCAACATACCACCATTGCAATGAGAATGCATACCACCGCCGTGCAATCCATAGTCAGCGTAGACTTTTTGATTGCCAGTTATTTCTGTAACAATTTTCTCGAAGTCTTTACTGCACAAATAAAAAATTGCATTATAGATGGAAGCAGGGAACTTGTCCCAATGTGAACAGGCTTTCTTCTTTTCTACTGGATTATCATAAGAAACAGTCCAAGCAGAATCATCATGAGCAGGGAATTCTGCAACGATGCGTTCGGCAACTTCTTGGGTGAGGAAGTTGTCTAAAACAACATGATGAAATGGCAATGATGAAGCAAATGAATGCCTCAACATCTCAGTATTAATATTGTTGACTATCAGTCCCATAGATTTATATAATACTTTCCAAACAATCGGAAACCATTTTTCTTTCGTTTCCAATATGCCTTGGCTTTGGCTTCGTCAAACACACCCTCTTTGGCAGTGACCATTTCTGAATGATCAGTGCCTTCTTTCTCAACCCATTTGTATTTTGGTTTCTTGATCCAGAAATCAGGGTCACGATCTTTTGCGTGTTCGTTGAATGTCCAGATCATTTCCTTCATGATCCAGTCCCAACGCTTGAAGTGAAACTCGTCGATGTCCCAATCATTTTTCTTGGGTTTGGCAGCAGTCGAGCGAAGATGCTCAGGTGCATCTTCATCATCAGTGCACGGTGCGCCATGTTGAGTCTTGCGCAACTGCTTGAGCATTGGAAGAATGATATCGGCAAGAGTGCTATCCATGCTCCATGTGTCCCATGGATCAATGCGAATAGACTTTTTCTGATTTCCGTTTTTCGGATATTTCCCGATCACAACCTTCATAGAAAAATCACTCTCAGTATTCCTGCAAAAAGAATAACACCAATGACTCCATTGAGAACCATCAGCGCACGATCATTCCACTTAAATCCAACATAGAACCAACCAACAGCACCAATCCAACTGCATACAATATCTAGCCACTGAAGTTGCGTAACTCCACTTGCTCGAATAGTAATGCCAATCAAAACAATGATGCTGGCAGTCCACTTCACATACCAAGTAATATCATACTTGGGTGTGATTGAATTTATTTTTGTCATTTTGTAATGTTATGCAACCACGCAAAAAATTCACAAAGATACTTTACCAGAAAAATAATTCCGATGAATAGTATTCCCGAGAAAGCGAGACCTTTGACCAATTCAATCATGACTTCTTTCGACGTGCCTTGCGCTTCTTTGATCCGAGTTTAGCGCGACCTTTGCCGTAACCTTTAGTTCCTGTTTTTGCTGGCATGTTCCACCTCACGTTTTTTGCATTCTTCAATTATACGCTCTTTTTCTATATAGGGCAACTTTGTCCAAGCAGTTATTTCTGCAGTTGTGCGAAAACACCCGACGCAAAATTCACGTCGGGTGTCTAGAGTGCATATACTTTTACATGGACTTATCAACCTTTATGATTCTCTTCCCATGTAAACTTGTCAACATAATATGCATATGTCATCCAAGCAACCCAACCAACCAACGAAACAAGCATTAGAATTAATCCAAGTTTTGGTCCAAGGAAATTAAGCAGAAAATAAAACGCAACTCCACCTGCGACATATCCTGCAACAGTCTTCACAGTTTCAATAGCAGCCTGTGTGTGAACAGTCATAAAAATCTCCTATGTTAGCCTCGCCTCATGCGAGAAATGTCTTTCATTTGCTCTTCATCAATTACAGGCACCGCATTGCTTTTGTGCATTGTTGCGATGCCCTTTACCAAAGAACCTGTATACATCAGGCTCTCTCTTTTCTCTGTAAAGATTTTATCAGAGTTGAGCGACTGGACACTGCGAGCAGCATCAGCCCCAACTCGTGAACCATATTCAAGGCGCGGAAGTTTCTCTACTCCGAGAATTGCCGTGCTCCTGTTATACTTCTTCGCAATTACACCCTTTGACTTACGCTTCTTCTTTGGCTTAAATCGCGCAGCGCAATAAATCATCATACGTTTACAGGATACTTCTCTACATGAGAACTATAAAATCGCGCAACGTCATTGATTTTTGTACGCATCTCATGGGGTACAGGCATATCATGAATCGCAGTTAGCGCAATCATTTCATTCGCGAACTTTCGTAGCACTTTTAACTCTTCCATTGTGCCTCTGGGCAAAACTTCAAAATCTTCTTTGCTCATACTTTTTCCACCAGTTTAGATAAAACACAGTCAGCAATTTTTGCTCGAATCATCGAAGGAATATCAGTGTATGGATCTTCCAAGAAATAAGAGCAACCATTAGTCCAACTATTATACTTGACGAATTTCGCAAAATCAATCATATGTTTGCGATTGTGAGGGTCAAATTGTACTCTCTCCTTCGGAGCAAGAACAGAACGACGATATTCATTTGTCATAATAATATCTACCCTTTCGTTTGGCTGGGATACAGATCAGTATACCTGAAATTAATCCGCAAAGAAAGCAAATGATTCCAAATACATACGGATCATCTGTCATTAGTAATGCTCCGCATTGTAATCAGTTTCTTCAGGATCGAAGATCAAATCATCATAACTGATCATTTCACCAGCATCGGTGTCATTGATATCACAATCAAAGTCGCCATTATCATACTTGGAAAGAATGTCATGGACTTCAGTCAACTTCAAACCAGTTGCGTGAGCAATTTCCATTTCTTTCATGCCATCGCGAGAGTGCATCTCAATGACATCAGTTTCAAGATTCTTGA